TTGCCGTAAGCCGCAATGGTGCAGCCGTTGTTACTGATGCTAGTGGGACAATCCCCACAGTCACGCAAGCAGAGATTGGTTCTTTGGCAGGCTCTGTCAATGTTCTCGGATCACAGTACATCCGCCGACTTGCCTACTACAACCGCCGATTGAGCAACGCTGAACTTCAGGGAATCACAGCATGATTGATTTATATTTGAAATTCGCTAATGAGGCAGCAGCTACTGCTGTTCTCTACACGGATGGTAATCCCAACTTTGCCAACATCGACACCATCGGCGTCATCTCCAAGCCTACGGGTGAGGTTGACGCTGAAGGTAATCCAGTGATGGTTGAGTTGGATGGCTGGCACGTCAACGTCCGAGTAACTGTTGAAGACCCTGCACCACTTGAGCAATATGCTTTAACACCTACCATACCTGTTCGGGTGTGGGCGTAAAATACCGCATCTGATTTTGAGGTTTGACATGGATAACCAACAGCTTTTCAACTTAGTCGTATCAGTTGCCGGGTTCTTGGCTATCTATGTCATCAACAACCTGACCCGCCAAATTCAACGGCTGGAAGACAAAGTAAACGAGATGCCACACACCTATGTGGCTAAGGACGACTACCGGTCAGATATTGCAGAGGTCAAATCCATCCTCAAGCAAATCTTCGACAAATTGGACGGCAAGGCCGACAAGCCATGAAAGACTTTGCCGAGGCCTTGGTCGCGGCATTGCTCATTGCTGGCCTTGTCATCTGGACAGCAAAAGTATTGGTAGAGATTTTATGGACCCCCTAACCGCACTGGCAGCCGTAAGCGCGGCGGTCAACCTTGTGAAGAAGGCTGTGAAGACCGTCGATGACGTGCGCAGCCTGGGTCCAGTGCTGGGCAAATACTTCGACGCCAAGGCTGACGCAGTCAAGGTGCTGGAAGAGGCCAACAAAGGTGGGTTCCAAGGCTCGAACATGGGCAAGGCGGTGGAGCTGGAGCTGGCCATCGAGAACGCCCGCCAGTTTGAGGAGCAGGTCAAGCAGCTGTTCTTCCCGCACAACATGGACGTGTGGGAAAAGATCGTCAACCGCCGCAAGCAGATGGACGAGGACGACAAAGCCCAGCGCCGCAGGGCCGCCGATGCCGCCATCCAAGCCCGCAAGAGACAGAAGGAAAATCTGGAATTGGCTATTGCTGTCACACTGGCCTCGGTCACACTGGCCTTGCTGCTGTGGGTCGGCATTGAGCTCATCTATTACTGCCAGGAAGTCAAATGTGGAAACTAATCCCCCTGCTGCTGGCGTTGGCGGGCTGCGATGAGCAGTACCGATACACATGCCAAAACCCTGACAACTTCCAAAAAGAACAGTGTCAGAAACCTCGCTGCCAGTTTACGCAAACTTGTCCAGAGTATCTTGTTGCGCCTGTCTTGGAGAAACAAATTGACCAAACCAAACCAGCCTCCGAGCCAACACCTGTCCGTTGAGCAGATTCAAGTCCGCATCTGGGCCTTTGTCGTCATCGCGGTGACCTTGGTGCTGATGTTCATCGTGGGCGCGATGCTGTACTCTGTGACGTTCGTGACCCAGCCCATCAAGGCAATGGCTCCCATCGACCAGGCTTACACCAAGATGCTGAACGACATCGTGCTGCTGATCGTTGGTGGTATTGGTGGCATCATGAGCAAACGCATTGTGAACGAACCAGTCAAACCAAAAGAGGAACCAAAACATGATGACACCGGAACTCCAAAAGTATTATGAAGCCAGGTTTGACCTGTTCTCGCAGCAGGGTTGGCTCGACTTAATGGAGGATGTTGACGTTATGTTGGACGCAATGAACAATGTCTCTACCATTGCGGATGAAAAAAGTCTACAATTTCGCAAAGGTGAGATTTCTATCCTGACTTGGCTGAAAACCCTGAAAGGGGTCAGCGAACGAGCATACGAGGATTTGAATGAGAAGAATGTTTGAATTTGCCTGCGAATGTGGGCAGCGCACGGAGGCCTTGGTGGTTTATGAGACCACTGAAGTGTCGTGTGGATGCGGCGGTACAGCCAGTCGCGTCATAAGCGCTCCGGCGTTTAACTTGGAAGGATGGTCAGGTCATTTCCCCACTGCGCACGCGCAGTTTGGCCGACGCCACACAGAAAAGTTAGCCGCCGAGCGCAAAGCCAACTCATAAGCCATTGCGCCGAGTTGAATCTCCTACAACCATTTTGGCAGGAACATAAATATGTTGATTGACAATGAAGCCGAGCCGCTAGGCGAACTCGAAATTGAACAAGCTAAGGCCGACGCGCCAGAACTTCCTGAGAAATACAGGGCCAAAAGTCTGGAAGAAGTCGTGCGGATGCACCAAGAAGCTGAAAAGCTGATTGGTAAGCAGGCCCAAGAGGTCGGCGAAGTCCGTAAATTAGCTGACGAGTTGCTCAAGCAGAACCTCAGCGCAAAGCAGCAGCGTATTCAGGAGGAAGAACCTGAAGTTGACTTTTTTGAGAACCCTCAAAAAGCAGTTCAAGCGACGATTGACAAACATCCCGACGTTCTCGCGGCTCGCCAAGCGGGTCAAGATTTCAAACGGATGCAGATTCAGCAAAAGCTGGCGCAGGATCACCCTGACTATTCCCAAGTGGTCAACGATCCAGAGTTCCAAACATGGGTGAAGTCTTCACCTGTGCGTGTGGGCATCTACGCCAAGGCAGACGCTGAGTTTGACTACGATTCGGCAAATGAGCTGTTGTCTACCTTCAAGCAACTTCGCAGTGTCAAAGCACAACAGTCCGAGCAAGCGTCAACCGCTACACGGGCCAAGAGCATGAAAGCTGCGCAAGTCGATGTGGGTGGCTCTGGCGAGAGTTCAAAGAAAGTCTATCGACGGGCCGACCTTATTCGGCTGAAAATGACAGACCCAGCGAGATACGAAACACTGAGTGATGAAATCATGCAGGCGTATTCCGAAGGGCGCGTCCGGTAATAACTTTTTTGGAGATTTAACATGGCAAACACCGCCTTTTCCCCTACCAATTCGGTAACCACCACTTCCGCAGCTAACTTCATTCCAGAAATCTGGTCTGATGAAATTGTTGCTGCCTTCAAGAAAAACCTCGTTTTGGCCAACCTGGTCAAGAAGATGTCTTTCAAAGGCAAGAAGGGCGACACCGTCAACATCCCTAGCCCAGCCCGCGGTTCTGCCACGGCTAAAGCTGCCACTGATGCCGTTACTCTGATTGCAGAGAGCGACACCAACATTCAAGTGCTCATCAACAAGCACTTTGAATACAGCCGCTTGATCGAGGACATCGTCGAAGTGCAAGCCCTGACTTCCCTGCGCTCCTTCTACACAGAAGACGCTGGTTACGCCTTGGCTCGTCGCATCGACACAGACTTGGTTCAACTGGGCCGCGCTTTCAACGGCGCTACCGTGGGCACTGATGACTACGCCACCAGCAACACCACTACCAAGGCCTACGTCGGCTCCGACGGCACCACAGCCTACAACAGCACCAGCTCCAACGCTGCTGCTTTGACTGATGCCGCCATCCGCCGCACCATCCAGCGTCTGGACGACAACGACATCCCTATGGATGGCCGTTTCTTCCTGATCCCTCCTTCGAGCCGCAACACCCTGATGGGTCTGGCCCGCTACACTGAGCAAGCATTTGTCGGCAACGGCGACGCTATCCGCAACGGTGAAATCGGTCAGCTCTACGGTATGGCCGTGTTCGCTACTTCCAACGCCGACACCGGCGCTGGTAACAGCGGCGCAGACCGTATCTGCTTGATGGGCCACCGCGATGCGATGGTGTTGGTTGAGCAGATGGGCATCCGTTCGCAGACTCAGTACAAGCAGGAATACCTGGGCACCTTGTTCACCGCAGACACGATCTACGGTGTGAAGGCCTTGCGTACCGCTGCTTCGTCCTCGGCTGCTAACGCTTCCGCTGCTTACGCCTTGGCTGTTCCAGCCTAATGACCCCTCCCCCGGTTTAGGCCGGGGGATGCCTTTTTAAGGAGATTCAAATGGCTGCTGCATCCGCAATTTCTTCCCGTCGAGGGAATGACCAATTCCGAGGTCTGTTCACAGACACTTGGGATGTAAGCTGTACTCTTGATGCTGGCGCTGTTAGCGCTGGTGCCACAGATACAGACACAGTGACTGTGCCTGGCGTCGCTTTGGGCGACATGGTCCTCGGTTTTTCATTTGGTGTTAGCGAAGCTGGTCTGGTCAAACGGGCCTACGTTTCCGCTGCCAACACAGTGACAATCGTGACCTACAACCCAACTGCTGGTTCTGTCAATTTGGCATCTACTACCTTGCAGTTTATCGTTGCTCGGGCGGTTCTGTAACTAGAGCTAGAAACGGGGGCCTTTGGCCCCCTTTCTACAGAAAGAAAATCATGGCTACATTTCGTTGTTTGGCAAGTGGTAATACGGTGACGTTCACCCAACAACATGATATTGACTCCATGCGCGGCCACGGCGGCTATGTGCGTGTGGATGACCAAGGCGCTGAGGTGCCTGTTCAAGAGGCCAGCAAAGAATTACCGATGACAGCCCCCACGCCTGTGAAGCGCATGGGCCGCCCTCGTAAGGCAGCAGAAGCAACCATCTAAGGAGCACATCATGTACGGCAAAGCACCCAAAATGACAGATTCCAAGAAGGCCAAGAAGGCTATGCCGGTCACCATCATGGTGGCCGTTGGCAAACCTAAGCCAATGCCAAAACGTGGTCAGCGCACCATGAC